TGTTTGATTGCGGCCGTGCTGAAGATGCCGATGGGTGTGTATTTAAGCGCGGCCGGACAATCGGTCAGCAGAATTGGATTCGCGAAGTAGGTTGCGGAGCCGTCATTCGGATTGGCGTACCAGCGGCCGAGTTGGATTTTTACTAGGGTGAAGATAATGGGCTGGGCCGTGCCGAGTAGGTAGGCCTTGGTCGCCGCGCTCGAATCCGCGCTGCTCCCGTCGGTGAATTTCCTCACAGATCCCTACACGTGACCAGGTCAATTTCCTGCAGCTCGTACAGCTGATACATGAAGGCGTCGAAATCGGCAGCGCCTTTTTCGAATCGCACCCGGTAGTACCAAGAAAAATCGATGGTGACTGGAGTGGCCGGCGTCGAGCCGAATGCAATCACCACGCCCGGATAAGACGTGCCTCCATAGGTTCGCGAGGGCGAAGCATCCCAATAGGACCAGTGCCCTGACGCCGGCGTGACATTGTGACCGCTCGATGTGATCGGCGAGCCATTTCCGTACACGTTCGTGATGGCATTCACCGCGTAGATCGTCTCGGGAGTTCCAGCCACGCTGCGCACCAGCGGCGCGAAATTATTGCCGTCGACGGTGAGCGCCTGGCCCGCGATCGTGGCGTCCGTCGTATTTTTGGTGAGAGAAGAAAGGTCTAGCAGGAAGGAATCGTAGTCGCCCTGGCGCGCGCGAAAAAATGCGCGCAGCGTGGCGAGCTCGTCAGTGCCGACCTTGTTGCGCAGGAATTCGTACTGCAGCTTGATGAGGAACGTGGGATCGGGGCCCTTACTGATGCGCGTTTCATATCCAGGCGCCGCGGCGGGATATTTGAGGGTATCGAAGTTCTCGCTAAGTGTGAATCCCCAGGAGAGCCCCTTCAGTGTGGGGAAGACGGCGCTGCCCATTTAGACGGGTATCCCCAGCTTCTTCGAAAGACTACGCTGCACCATTTTGGTAATCGTTCGCGGATCCTGCGCGGCGCTGGCCGGATGATTAAACGTCGGCGAATAATTCACGTCGCCAAAGGTGACGCCGCTGCCGCCTCCGGATCCACCGCCTGGGGATGCCGCCGGAGCGGGCGCACCTGGCGAAAGTGAACCGAGCACATTCTGGAAACCACGCGACAGAGCGGGAGGCAACACCATTTCATTTCTCTTCAAAACCGCGACCTGCTCTTCTCCGGCAATCCCTCCGCCATGGAATGCCGCGAGGCTCGCGAAACCCATGCCCTCGCCATACGCGGCCGCGGCCATGGCTGGCGCGATCGGCGGGAAGACGGCGCTGTACCAGGCAAAAGTTCCGGCGGCGGCCAGGCCAGCGTCGCTGGTGGCCTGGGTCACATTCGCGGCAGCTCGAGCGGCCGTTTGCGCCGCCGCGGCGGCAACTTCCTCCGTCACCTGTTGCGTGTGAAAGATGGCGTTAAAGGCGCGCATCAGGAGGTGCTGCTCGATCCATTTCAGCGCGATACCCGAGATCGAGCCGATGATTCCGCTCACCACATTGTTCCAAACGTCCTGCATGCCCTTGGCGAATGTTTTCGTGCCTTCCAGCATTCCGGTCAGCGAGCTGGCAAAGCCGGAATTGATATGCGCGAAATAAGTGTCGAACTTCTGTTGTGAGTCCTTCACGCTCTGGGTGTTGAGCGCCGCGATCTTGTCATTGTGTTCGCGCGTGAGGTTCTCGATCTGGTTCTGCAGCTGCTTAATCTGGACCGGAGACATCGTCGGGTCCTGCTGCATCAGCACAAGCTTCTTTTCTATGGACGCCTTCGTGATTTCGTACTCCTGGTCCTCGAGCTGCTTGAGCGCGGCGATGCGCTGCTGCGCATTGATAAGGTGCAGATCGAATTCCGCCTGCACGTTTTGCCGAGCCACCTGGACTTTTGAGACGCCCACAATGCGTTCCTGCTCGACGTCGAGTTCCGCAAGCTTCATGCGTTCGTCGGCCAATTGCTTTTCCGCTTCGATAACTTTTGCGAGCTGCGCGGTGTATTCGCTGGTTTCCTGCAGATGCAGCGTCACCATCTCCGCCAGGACTGCGCGCTCCGCGGCGACGCGCTCTTCGGAGCCCTTGCGAGTAGCGTCCACTTTCCGGCGCTCGAGCTCCACGACGTCCTTGCCCTGCTGCTCGGCGTAAGCCTGAATCGCTGCGTTCAGTTCCGTCTCCCTACGTTCGAACTCGCTAGTCTTCTCGGCGTGAATCGACTGTAGGTGATTCACTTCTTCTTGAAGAATGGCTACCTGCTCGATGGACCCGCGCTTTGTGGAGGCGAGTCGTTGCGTAACGAGATTGTCCTCTTCCTTGAGAGATTCTTTCTGGTCGGCGCGTTCCGCCTCGCGCATCTGGTGAAGCACTTCCGCGTATATTTTGGTTCCCGCCTTCACCGTGGCAAGCTTGTCCTCCCAGAATTTAGCCTCGGCTCCCTTACTCAGGTCGTCCAACCCGTCCTGGGCATCCTTCTTGGCCTGGAGCTCGCGGCGCCATTCCTCGAGGCGCGTGTCTTTGCCGCCTTCTGCGGGCCCAGGGAGGTCCTCGCCGCCCGGCATTTTGGGGATTTGCGGAGTATCGCTCAGGCCAGCGAGCGGATGCGCAATGGCCTGCGATATTTCCTTCCAGTCGTTCTTGATGTTCTGGCCGACGTCTTTCCATTCGTCGCCCACGGATTTTGCGGCAGTTCGCGCATCGCCCGCGATAGCCGAGAAATTCCCGGTGACCACGTCCTTGAGGACCAGGCCCAGGCCCTTCATGCCTTCGAGTAGCGACATCACGGCCGCGCCGATGACGTTCAGGGCGTTGATGCCGATTGAGCCCAGCGCTTCCAGCGCCGCGCCGATTTCCGCAAATGCGGCCATCACCACGGGGATCGTGGAGCTGGCGAAGGAGCGCCACACGACGGAAAGTTCCTCGACTACTTCCGCATATTTTTTGGCGTCTGCAATGCTTTGCTCAGTGACGCCGCTGGCTTTGGCTTCCTCTTCCACGCGGTCGCGCAAAGCGGGACCGAGTGCCTCAAACACGGCGATCAGCGAACGCCCCCCTCTGCCAAAGATATCGATGGCCGCCGTGTTCTTCACCGAAGAAGATCCCACTTTGTCCATTCCATCTGCGACGCGGAAGAAGAGTTCCTCAGGGGTGAGCGATTTAAGCTCGTTCACCGAAATGCCCAGCATTTTGAAGCCTTCGACCTGCTTCTTTGAGCCGTCGACTGCGTCCTGCTGCGCCTTGAGCATCTTTGCTAAGCCCACGGAGACAGAATCGAAGTCGCCATGCATTTCCTTTACGACATCATGCAGGCCCGCGAGAGTGGTGGCGGAAATCCCCGTGATCGACTGCAGATTGCTCATCTGCAGATTGAAATCGGCGGCTTCAGTGGCCATGTGCATGAAGATCCCGCCGGCCAGTGCGCCGCCCATCAGCGGACCGGTCAACATGCTAAAAGCGGAACTGGCGGAGGCCCCCAGCTCCCCCAGTGATACGGCTTCGACTTCAGCCTGGACCGCTACTTCCTTTTCCGCGGCCGCGAGCTCCGCGCTGGCCGCAGCTGCTTTTTGTTTGGCTGCGGCCAAGAGATTTGTCGCGGCGGCATCGTCTTCACCGGATTTACGAGCCAGGTACGTGGCGGCGCTGACTTCTTTTAACGCGGCGCTATAGGCAAGCGAGGCCTTGGCCGCGCGCTGCCAGCTCTCATCCACGCTGACGGCGGCGATCTTTGTGTCTTCCGCGATTCGCGCGACGGCGCGCGCGGCGGCCGGCGAGGCCTCGTTGAACGAGGCCATCATGTCGTCGAGCGCGGCCTTGGTGATTTGTCCGGCCTCGTTCATGCCGGTCGCGAGTTGAGCGACGTCGACGACTGCGCCGATTGTGAATGTGTTGTCAGCCATTTTTTAAGCTTTCAAAATATTGAGGAGCGCGGCCTGGGGGTGTAGGGCGCGGCTCCTCGAGGGACGTGGTGTAGCCACGTGTGGGGCGGGATCAATTTGGGCGCATCTTGGAAACCATTTCCTCGGCATAGTCAGCGAGCTCCTTCAAATGTGCGGGCATTTCTCGTGGTTGCCCGAGGACGTGGCCGGCGAGTTGCTGCAGCTCGAAGAACTGCTGCATGGTGTCGGATTCGGTGGTGGCTGATGACTCGTGACTCGTGACCTGTGAAGATCGCGACTCACTGCCGGGCTTCGCATAAACCGCGCCCAGGATCAGGTGCGTGGGCGGATGTTCACGCCAGTAGTCGTGCAGCTCCACGGCGTCGCCCATGCTCATGCCGTCGATTTGCTCAAACGTCCACCCGGTAACGGTGACTAAGGTGCCGTAGAACCAGCGCCAGTCGATTTCGCCGCTACCGGAGAGGCTTCCCCCGGTTTACCGACTTTCATGCCACTGGCGGACTGGACGGCAAGCGTGAAATCAACGAAGGTCTTCAGGTCCAGCGCGTCGAGTAGATATTCATCCGTGATTTCGGGATAGTTGCGACGCAGCGCCATCCCGATGATGGGCACGAATTGGCCCATTCGATCCGCGATATTCTCGGGCGTCACTTCGCCGACGGACCGCGTCAGTATGGCGATATTGTCGCGAAACTGCCGCACGGAAAGCGGCGGCACAACGAGTTCCTGTCCGGCTAAATAAACGGACACGCCGCGGTGTTTTGGTTCTTCAGGCATTGATCTCCTTTATTACAGGCGTCCCGCGGGGGCGCGCGATTGCGGGCCCCCACGAGCTAGTCGGGAAATTTGTCGCCCCGGCAAGGCGACGAATTAGAACTAGACCAGGTCGGCGTAGATCTGGCCAAGTGTGTCAGTGGCATCGACGCCAGCGTCGAAGGTGAGATCCGCCATCCAGAAATCTTCCTGTTTGGTGGGGATGGTCATCTGTCCCATCGTGCAGGAATAGAGCTCAATCCCCAGCCGCTTGGTGCGGAAGTTACTGAACAGGAAGGCGCGAAATTCCGGGGCGAAGCCCATCAACTGGTTCGCCAGCGTGATGGTTTCCCCGGAAGTGGAGTCGGTGTAGGAGTAACTGATCTTCACCGTCTTGGTGGTGTCGGCCACGGCAAACGTGTAGACGCCGGCGGCGACGCTATATTGGCCCGTGGTGGGCCCAGAGGCGACCTTGGTGAGCTGCTTCCCGGTCGCCGTGTCAATCACACCGTAGTCGGTCACGAAGTTGACGCTATGGGCGACCGTGATCTGATATGGCGTGGTGGGAATGGTGCCGGCTTCGTCCACGGCCATCGCGGTGACGCCGGCGGCGGCCGCCTGTCCGAAATAGAGCTGATTGAGGAAGTTTGGATCGAACGCCGCCGTCTTGGCCTTACAGGTCACGTCGATTTTGCCGCGAGCCTTGGCCACGGGAAATTGACTGGTGCCAAAAAGCTTTTTGAGGTCTGCTTTAAACTCGACAGATGCCTCCTGTAACACGGGGAATTTAAACGGTGTGGGATTGGTGGCGAGGTTTCCGGCATTCGGTAAGCCGAAGAGCACGCCCGTCCCGAATTGAATGTTCATGGGTGTTTCTCCTTTTGGCTTCGGTAAGAAGCCTTACTTTTTTGGTTTGCGCAAAAATGGAAATGGGTCCCGACGAATCAGGACCCATTTCAAAAACCCGTAATCGCGCGAACTACGGGACGAGAATTTTTACTGGCATAGCGGCGAACTGCTGCTGGCCGAATACGCCCGGATCTACGTCGGCTTCGCCCTCGATCCAGCAGCGATCGGCCACGCCGCCGAGCGTCTGCACCAGCGTGGACGCATCGTCCGGCGCCAGGGCATCTTCGATCTTGCCGATTAAAATGTTGAGCTGCGTGCTGCCGTCCACGTTGGATGTCGTGTCATAGCAATAAACCACCAGCAGAACGTGCAGCGTGATTTTTCCGCCGGTGCCGCGCGGATGCGGGTCCCGCAATTCACCTGCCTGCACCACGAACACCGCCGGCTGCAGCGCCGGCGTGAGCGTCGGCGGCATCATGTGACGCCGCCCGATCGTCACGACCGCCGCGCCCAGCTTGGTCTTCAGCCGCTGAAACAAGGCGTTCAGGATGGTGTCGCGGGGAGTGCTCATGCGCTAATTGCCCGGGGCTTACATTTAAATTCTGAATCCACGCAGAGCATCCCGTTGCATATCCATGAATGGTAGTGATCGATAGCGTGAAAGCTGGGATGAAGAGTCAAAGTTTCGAGTGTCTCTCCGGTTCGCTTCCAACTCACTCCGCTGCGCGGCGAATCGCCTCCGATGGGATTTTCGAACCACGCCGCGTGATTGGCTCCGCAGTTTGGGCAGTGGACTATGATTCCCGCGCTGGCAACAGGGCCCAAAGTGATGAGCTCCGCATAATCCCTCAGCGGATAATCGGTCATGCCAGTTTCGCCTCGCTCAGCCGCGTGCGAATCGTGGCCACGATTTGCGCTTCCTGCTCGCGCAGCGACGGATTCAGGAACGGCCGCGGCGCGATCGAGAATGGCGCGATGTGGCGCGTGAACACCGGCGAGCCATCCTTCCCAATAAAAACGTTCAGCTTCCCAGACTGCTCCAGGTGATTGGTGCCAAATTCCTGCCAGAGTCCGAGATTCGGCTGGTTCTTCGGACGTCCGCTTAGCGTGCCGTATACTTCGTCTTCGTTGCCGCCGACGCGCACGCCCTGCAGGACGGACGCCGCCAGATCGCCGGGTTTGGTGAATTGTCCCGCCTGCGCCTGCACGCCGATGGGGTTTCCCGAAAGTTTTGACGAGACGATGTACTCGGCTAGATTGTTCATGGCTTCGCGCATGCCAGCGCGGAGCGCGGCGACGATCTGCGCGCGCACGCGATCCATATACGCCGCGAGTTTCGGCCCGGCATTCGGCTCGAGCGTGAAATTAATCACCAATTCCTGCCTTGCCACCGATTCCGGCTTTGCCGCCAACACCACTACCGTTGCTTCCGGCCCCGCTGGTTTGTGCCGCGCCTAATGTGATAAACGTGCCTTCATTGTTTTCGTTGTTATACTGCGTGGTGACGAAGCTAGAACTGACCACACCGCTTTGCAACTCTACTTCATCGAGCGAGCCGTTATAGTACAGCGCCGTCGTGGTGCCGTCGAAGCTGCCGAGAAACAACGGAAGAGCGGTGTAGGCGATGGTTCGTGCGCCAGAAGTGGTCTGAGCGACTCCGCCGTCGACAGAAATTGTGGCTGTCGTGCCGTCCCAAGTGCCGACGACAAAATGCCACACGCCATCTTGAATCGAAGAGCCCCAAGCCACTTGTGTAATAGCGCATCCACTGTCGCTCGCATAAAAGCGAATATTTGACGACTGCGGCTGAATGGCGAAACTGGAGCAATTCCCAGGACTATTCGTTTTGCTTACGGCATACGTAGTGCTGCTGGATGTATTCAGCCAAGTCGATAAGGAAAGCGTGGTTGGCTGTAGCGATACGGCATCATTGGCGTCGATATAGTTAGTGCTGGTGCCATTGAAGCTCGCTCCGCCGTCGACCTCTCCCGCCGCCGCTGCCGCGCCTGCCCCGTTGGT